CTGTTCTTGTATTTGACGATCTATCTCTTCGTAGTATTCATCAGATCGTGGATCATATCCTTGTTGTTCAACAAGCTTACGATGAATGGCAAAAGCTGTGTATGTCATTGCCTCATCTTTGCCAAACCACTCGTTCTTTTCTGCCCACTGTTGTGCTTTTGGGTCAGGTGGTGGCGGGGCTTGTTGCTCTACAACAGGTGGAACTATCTGTTCTTTTTGCTCTTTAAATTTTGCTGCTTGTGCTTCTAATTGTTCTTTTTGAATTTTTGCTCTCTCAGCATCAAGTGATGCTCTTGCAAGAATACTTTGTGCATCTGCTTGTGCGTTAACATCACCGTCTTCAATGGCTTTTTTTAACCTTAGTTTAGCTTCTTCAACCTGTGAAGTTGATGCTGTTTCCATCGTTGACGCATAGTTTTGATTCAACGATTGCAGTTGCGTTTCAAGATCTGCTTGCTTGTTTTTTAAACCCTCTGCATATTCTATCGCCGCATCTTCTCTACGCTCTGCTTCACGAAGTTTACCAACAAGTTTAGCAATTCTTCTATTAACTTTTTCGCTGTACTCATCGTGCTCACCTTTGTCCGTTGACGGTTTTTCTTCTTCTGTTTTCTCTGGTTCAGGTGCAGCTTGTTGTTCTTCAACAACTTCTTGTTCTTCTTCAACGGGTGTTACTTTGGATTCTTTTAATTCAACATCAACGGACTCTCCGCTGGTGTCAATAGGTACGAGTTTATCGTCCTGTATTTGTTCTTTTTGTGCCTCGGGCATGGTTCTTGATCTCCATGGTTATTTATTTGCAAGACCAACTACATATGTAAAATATCAGTTGGGTCTTGTATTATAGCAAGTATTTCATCATCATTCAAGAGTCTTAATTCACCGCCATCAATTTTTAATCTTGACCCAGCGTAACGTGCAAAGATAACCCAGTCGCCTTTTTTGCACCATGGACCTTCTGGAAACTTATTGACATCACCATACGCATCAGGGCCAGTGGACAACACATAGCCGCAAACGGTTGCCAGCTGTTCTCTTTCACGAGTTTGATCA